CCGCTGTTGGTGTTAAATCACCGTAAAATCTTTTGTCCCGTCATCACATCCTCAGATGGATGACTAGGCTAGGGTACCTCCCCACGCAACTGATCACTCAATTACGCGCCCACACCTTATACTAGATACGGAAGAAGGACAGACTATTTATGGGACCGCGAACCAGATTTAGCTTTCTTCCGGGATCGCCGTCTACACGCTAAACCTGACCCGCCCCCCAGGGCCTTATCAACTACAGAACGCGATTCTTCCCAAGCTCGTATTCCTTTGAACACGAACTTTGGGTCCTTCGCCTCTGCCCTCGCAAACATATCTACACAGGGACGATAAGAGGATAACTCCTCTATCAACCGAGTGTAAGTCGTAACTGCGTCTGACAGGGACCCAGTCTGCAAGTCTAGGACCTCACTTTGTATTTCCTCCAGCCTCTTCAAGATAGCCTCTAATATCGGCTTCTCGACACAAATCGAACGTACAAGGAGCTCGGGATCCTCCCCATAATCCGACAGATGCCCACTGGCATCGTCGGGGGGAAGAAGCTCTTCGACACGGCTCTTAACCGGATCAAAAAGCTTCATAAGATCCTGAATCTCCTTGACGTACGACTCGTGCAGATGCTGGAGGAGACGTGGCACTCCTCCAGGAGGAATGAAATCGAGATGCTGAATTCTACGCATCGCGACCCACGCCTCCCAGTGCTTCACACCCATAGCAGCACCGGGTTGCAACAAAGCAACCACGACACGTCGAAATCTAACCGGCCAATCGGACAGCTTACTATTAAGCCGTCCGGTGGACTTATAGCCAAATCCCAACGCCCTTAGCACTGAAGCCGGCCGAAGTTTCCTTGCTTGCGAGGCACGATTGGCCATCTCTACCATACCCGAGAGAGATCGGTTAAAAACCGAAAACTCTCGGAATGATAGAGGGGAACAATCTTCCCCAAAAGCAATAAACCTCTTCGCAAACTCGAAGCACTGACGTACTCCGGGTAGCGACTTAGCCATGGAGATATTAACTCCAAGGCGACCTATCAGTACCAGGTACTCCGCTGCGACGGCCCGGTCAAAAATGACCAGATCATCACCCAGAATGCCGTAGTCCTCAAACCACTCCTTCTTCCCTACACGATTCGCAGCCCACTGCACCACCATATGGTGTGCAAGGGTAAAAGCAGCCCAGCTAGAATGAGCTCCCATTGGCTGGCCAACCGCATAATAAAGCGGCTGGCAGTACTCTTCCGTAGCTTCAGCTGCGGATCGTCCGAACGGGACGGTCAACCGGTCCATATATTGGCCGGTAGCCTTACCCGGACGAATCGATGGAAAGGCGTAACCACGCCCAACCAAGAGTACCCGCCAATGATTAGCAACACTTTCGCCAAACAAAACTTTCATGAGAGACCACTGAGCCCAAACTGGAAAACGATCAGTCGCAGAGGAAAGATCGAAAGAATAGAACCGTCGGCCAGAGCGACACTTGCTCAGTAAATACTGAACTGTCTCACCCTGATCGAAGGTTCCATCCAATCGAACCTCCCCTCTATTTAGCGACCCCAAGAGTTTCAAAAGAAACTCGTGGAGCCCACGAAGCGCTGATTGACTCCAGTAGTCTAACATAGCAAATACCCGAACTTTACCCGGTTCACGCTTAAAAGCCACTCGCCCTAGTGACCCAAAGCGGTCCCCCCCTACAAAATAGGGCCACTCAAAGAGAGAAGGATCATTTTTAGCTGCGGTACGAACAACCGCCGTAACATCCATCGATTCGACTTCCGTACAATAACTATTGAACGAAGGCCAAATCGGTGAATTATACAAAGCTAAAGCATCCTTCTCTAAGTTGCACATCGCAACCGACCCTTGAGTGGAATTGGGACCAGAAGTCATCAAGGGTCGATATATGGAACCAATATATGGATCAATCCGACGGCGAAGCTTATGGTATCTACCAATAACCTCCGCCGCAACCCTACTTCTGCTACGCAGAAGCTGGGCGGCCTGATCCATAAACGAATTCCACATATCTTCAATCCCACTTGACCCACTAAAGGGTAGCAAAATGGAATCGATATTAACCTTCGTTGTTAAATCGATAACTCGATATAACATAAACAACGTCAACCACAGACGGAGGGGGCCAACTGCCCCACCCCGAATGTAGCGACGGTGCTCCGAAGGAATAACCCTCGGTAACCCCGACCGGGTAACAGATACCGCTACCCCAAATTCTCTACACCCTACTCTACGACCTGCAACAGCATTCTGAAGTAACACTGAGCAAGCTTTCAAATAGATCGCCAGCCCCCTCAATCCCCGGTGACGAACCAATGGTATGCAGAAACTTACGAATCGGTATGCTGCACCTGCATAAGTATGTGACGTGTACCCTATGACTAGAAAGACGATTCTATTGACTCGTCCTAACAGCCACGGACGGGATTTTAAACCCGTCTGCCAAGCCTTCATGGACCAAAGACTAGATAAATAATGGAGGGGCTTACGCCCCTTGATGTTAATTGTGTTTTTCATAATTGATGTTAATTTATTATTTATTTAGAAGATGGTCCTATAAGGCCCTTCGGTTTGCCCTTAAGGAACAATCTAGCGCGACATAGCAATGTCTCGTTACTGAGGTGACATCCTCAGAGCTA